GACGCACACTCCATGGATTTGTACAAACTCATCTTGGCACGACTTAGAGCCATCAGCATCATAGATCCCAAGGAGTTCACTAATTACACTCCAAAACAATTGGTTGAGCTTGGTTTTGCTGATTTAGTTAAAGTCCACATAAAGAATGAGCCAACGAAAATCGATAAATTGGAACAAGGACGAGCAAGAATAATAATGGTGGAATCCATTGCAAATGAGATTCTCTTGAAAATCTTGTTCGGGCCTCAAACCAAAATCGAGATTGAAAACTGGGAAACCTGCCCATCCAAGCCGGGCTTTGGAGCCTCGACCGATGAACAATCCGCAAAATTATATGCATCCGTCACTAATCCTGATGGAGCTTACGATTCGGATATGTCCGGTTTTGACTGGTCCATGAACCGCTGGATGTTTGATATGGCCATTGACGCGCACTTGCTTAGAGTAGGTGCTTCCGATGGCTCTATCTACGCTAACGCCTGCCGAAACATGATGCACATTTTAAGCAACTCGCTGTACCTTACCTCGAACGGAGATGTGGTGGAGCTTGAGGAGCAAGGTGTTATGAATAGCGGCTCGGCTTTAACGTCATGGCTGAACTCTTTAGTTCGCTATATGGTGGGGATTCTAGTGGGCCATGAATTCATCATCACCATGGGTGATGACGCAGTCCATGATGAGATACCTGAACCGTTTGAAAGATATGGGAAACTCGGCCTGAGGTTGAAGAATTTCGACAACCAAGGCCTGGGAGTTTTCAATTTCTGTTCATCAGATGTGTATCCAACTCACAGCGTGCCTACGGGCGTGTGGAAAGCTTTTCGCAACTTGTTGTGGAAACCATACGACGCCACTGAGTTGACCGAGTTCTTACACCACACACGGCACAACCCCGCAAGGGACGACCTATGTGTCACGATGGTGTCTATCGGTTATGCCACTCCGGAACAGGTTTCCAATGCGTATCGTGAAGCGAACCAACTTTAGAGGGGCACCCTAGGGTCCCTCAAATGGTTACGCGCCGAAAACGCACACGACGCAGACGTAAGTCTAGCGTGAAGAACAACAAATCCAAAC